TCGCGGCCGCATCGAACACCAGGGCGCAGCGATCACCGAATACTACCGCTGCAGCACGGGAACATCTGATGAAGGCGGCGCGCGCGCGTGGATCCGCGACGAGGAAGCCCGCCGGATCCGTCGTCACCTTCTCGGCGACGAAGCGGGGCTGACCTTCTCGGAAGCGGTGCTGCTCTACAACGCCGACCCGAAGACCGCCGAATACCTGCTCCCGATCATCGACAAGATCGGCGAGATGATGGTGACCCAGATCACCCCGCGTTACGTGCGCGAGCTGGGCGCGGACCTCTATCCCGAGAGCGGTACCGCCACCTGGACGCGGCAGGTCATCAGCCCGATTCGGGCGGTGATCAACAACGCGCACGATCTGGGCAAATGCCCGCCGATCCGGATCAAGGGCTTCTCCAAGGCCGAGGCGGTGGCGCAGGACAAGGCGCGCGGGCGCACCGGTCGCCGCCGCTATCCGCCGGGCAGCTGGGAATGGCTGCTCGCCTTCCGCCAGCACGCCAGTGCCCGACACGGCGCGCTCGCCCTGCTGATGTTCTGCACCGGCGCGCGGATCAGCCAGGCGTGCGAGATGCACCCGGGCAAGCACCTCGATCTGCAGCGCGGCAAGGTGATCATCCCCGGCGCCAAGGGCGCGCCCGATCGCGAGCTGGATATCCCGACTGAGCTGGTGGTCGAGCTGGCGAACCTGCCGCCGCTCTACCCGCGGGGCTGGGAGCGCAAGCCCGCTAACCTGCGCGTCTTTGGATGGAGCTCGAGGAGCGGGCCACGCAAGGGATGGGAAACCGCCTGCAAGAATGCCGGGATCGAGTTCATTCCCTTCCACAGCGCCGGCCGCCACGGGTTCGGGCAAGAGATGAACGTGCGGCAGGGCCTCGACGAGAAGGCCGCCGGGGCGTGGGGAGGGTGGTCAGACACCAACCTGATGCGCCGCACCTACACCCACGCCGAGGGCACCAAGGACAAGGTCCACAGCGCGTTCTACGCGGGGCTCAGAGCAGCTGAGGCGGCGACGGGATTGCAGCTGCAGGCGGGGGCCGGGGGGAAGCTCAGCACCGTCAGGGGCAAGCGGAAGGCGGGCTGATCGACCGACTTCGACTTGCGGTCGGTAGAAGACCTAGAGGTCCTTCACTCCCCCTTTTCCACGTTTCCACAGCGCAGTTTCGAAAAAGTGTGAATACACAACTTGATAGAATCCGCAGTGCGTGGAATCCTTCCGGCGATTGCTCCCGAAAAAACAAGACCCTCGGTGGTGGAACACCGAGGGCCCTTGAGCGGAGCAACTCCTGCCTTTTCCTTGTCCGGGGGCAGGAGCGGGTAAATCCCCGCTGGCGTGGATCATATCCACATTGGCTGGGGGCCCGTCAAGCCGGTCGATACATGGAAAGGTAAAATCCATGCGAGTACGACGACCCAACCGCCCCGAGCGGGCACCATACACCCCAGAAGTCTACCGCGAGGTTAAGCGCAGGCTCGCCGCTGGCGAGTACCAGCATGACATCGCAGCCGATCTTGGTTGGAACCAAGGACGCGTGTCCGAGGTGAAGACCGGGAAGCGAGGCTCAGGCTCCAACCAGCCCTCACTCTTCTGATCTAACCTGCGGGGCCGGTGGTTTCCATCGGCCCCGCTTTTCTGGTGCCGATAAAGGAGCATTGCCATGCCGTACTTCAACTCGACCTCGATTAAGCGCGCCGAATATGATGTTGCCGCCGCCAGGCTGACTATCTGGTTTCCCGAAGGCAAGCCCTACACCTTTTGCGGGGTGCCCCAGCGCATCTGGGATGGTCTCTGCAACGCGAGCTCAAAGGGCCGCTACTACAACCAGCAGATCGAGGGCCGGTACACCTGCTAGAACAGGATGCGAACCTGCGGGCTGGGTCTGTACGGGATTTGTACGGATTTGGCCCGCATCGGCCTGCATTTTCGCGTAATGTTCCGCAGGGATCAGAACCGCCATTTTTCCCGGCAGAGCTAAAAGCCTCTGAAACCTTAGGAAAAATGGTGGGCGCGACAGGGATTGAACCTGTGACCCCACCCGTGTGAAGGTCGGACCGTGTTTGCGCTACGGTGCTGTGATCCCCAGCGAAATCACCATCCGCAAAAGCCACCTTGTACGGACCTTGTACACTAAAGGGGACGGCCGTTCGGTTCGCCCGAGCAACCGCCCCCTCGGTCGCACCCTCGGTGCAAAGGGCGCAGGGGCGCAATATAGGTTGGTCACTCACATTCAAGTGATGAGGCCAGGCATGGAAGATTTTGACGCACTTCGCCGCGAATTCGATCGGGTGAACTTCTTCCCCGGTTTCGACAGCAGTCAGCGCATCTGGTGGATCTATCTTCGCAGCGCGGTCGAGCATTGGCTGGAGCGCAACGAGGATCCCGACGTGCGGGTGGCCTATGATCGGTTGAAGGAGTTTCCGGAGAACTTGCCGAATGAGGCGGCGCGGTGGATGGAGCTGCGGGAGGCGGTGGCGAGGGTGCTGGCGGTCAGGTTTCCTCCGTGCAAATCCTACCGCTACAAGAGATCGCCAACGGCTCGAAACGCGACAGGTGATCTGCAAAATCTGGACTAAGCGCTTGAAACGCACCATGACCCGGACAGATTTTAGGGGCGGGGCATCTCTCGGTGAATTCGAAAACCCATACCAGCCAGGCTCCGGCCAGCTACCCTCTGTTTGATTGGCTGCGCCTTGCGCTGGCTTCGATTGTTGTCCTTGGACATGCCGATTTTCAGTTTCACCCCGTCCTTACTGGTTCGTTGGCGGTGGACGTCTTCTTCGCGCTCAGCGGTTTCCTCATCGGAGGTATCCTCCTCAAAAGCGAAGCTGCGGACCTGCCGCGTTTCTTTTTCAATCGGTCAACGCGCATCTGGATACCGTATTTTTTCGCTGTGATCCTTCTCTACGCCGTCGCGGCTGTCAAAGAAGGCATTGACGGCTATTGGCTCGAATACCTGTTCTACGACCTTACGTTTACTCATCAGCTTTTTACAGTATTTCCACAAGCGCTCCAAGAGATGCCAATGCATGGGTCTGGCAACCAGTTCTGGAGCATCTCAGTTGAAGAGCAATTCTATCTCATTGCGCCGCCGGTCATCATGTTCACACGCTACGGTCGATCGCTGGGGCTTTGGGTTCTCCTCGCCGCCGCCCTTATGTTCGCTAACCGGCATTTTGCGCCCATTGCCCTAGGCGTCTGCGTTGCGATCGCACAGCGTGACTATCGCTTGCTCGACCTGTCATCTGTGAGAATCTGCGCCTTGGCTATCGCAGCCATCAGTATCCTAGCGAAAGCGTTGCTCGATAACGCGCTGCCACTTAACGATGTAATCGCAATAGCCGCAGTGGTGGGCTTGGCTCGCCCGGGCGCGCGCAGCACGGTCGGGGAATGGGCGGGGGGCCTGTCGTATCCTCTTTACCTGAATCATTGGGCTGGCGTTTTTGCTGTCAACGCCGTGTCGAAACGGTGGTTCGAGCTGGATCATGATGCATTCGTAGTGCTTCAGTACGTTGTGAATATCGGCGGCGCGCTGGCGCTCTATTATATGATTGACCGGCCAATTCAGGCTCACCGTGCGAAGTGGTTTACACAGGCGAGTGGAAAGTCACTTGGAGCCGTCGCATATGCCCTAGTAATCGTCGGGGTTGCTGGAGGCACTATAATCTTATTTACCGAATGACTTCGAATAGGCGCAGAGAGAAGTGATGTAACTTTCGTGCCCTATTGCCGAGCGCTGTAGGATCGCCAGCGCTGGCTGGAGCGCAACGAAGGTTTTGACTTTCGCGCTGCCTATGACCGGCTGAAGGAATTCCCCGAGAACCTCCCGAATGATGCGGCACGGTGGATGGGGCTGCGGGAGGCGGTAGGGAGGGTGATCGAAGGGGCACAGGAAACTTATTGAATTTGCTAACGCGCCTTGCCAAACGCAAATTCAACATGGGGGTGCAAATGCAAGCAAAGACAGAACAAAAATCACTTCTGCTAGTCCTACCTTTGCCGGTGCACCAGCGTGGCGATGACATCGTTATTGAGCCTCAAGCAGCGAACGGCCTTCGGCGCTGGCTTGAAAACTTCGATCGGGTGACAGTTTGCCTGAAGTTGGTGAACGGCGCGGCGGAAGCTGGCGCAGTGCCGTTATCGGACATTGCGCCTAGCGATCGTCTTGGTTTTGAACTGTTTGATCCAGCGTGGTCGCCATCGAGGTTCATACGCCTGCTACCGTCTGAGAGAAAGCGTATCAGGGCACTGATTGAGGGGCACCGCTATCTGCATTTCGCTATTGGTGGCTTCTGGGGTGATTGGGGAGCAGTCGGGGCTCTAATAGCAGGCCGGATGGGGCGGCCATATTCGGTTTGGACAGACCGCGTCGAATCCAGGGTAATGTCAATCGACGCTGATCGGCATGGTGGCCTAAAAGGCAAATATCGCAAACTCGTGTCTTGGGCAGCCTTCGAGTTGGAGAAGACGGTCATTCGGGCCAGCGCACTAGGCTTGTTTCATGGTCGAGACACTTTCAGCGCTTACTCAAAGTTCGCAAGCAAACCGTATCTTGTCCATGACATCCATGTTGGCAAAGAGTTTGCGATAAGCGATACAGCACTTTCTCAGAAGATCGCCCATTGTTTCGATCGACCCCTCAAGATCATCTATACTGGTAGAATGCACCCAGATAAGGGGCCAATCGATTGGCTCAAGACCCTTGATCTTGCACGCCAGTCAGGATTGAAATTCGAAGCAACGTGGTATGGGAGTGGTCCCATGCAAGCCGATATGGTCCGTGAGATTTCAGATCGCAAACTGGCTGATTGTGTGCAGTTGCCTGGGCAGTTGGCAGATCGTGAAAAGCTACTTTCAGCCATACGCTCGGCGGATATCATGCTGTTCTGTCATTTAACCCCGGAGTCACCCAGATGTTTGATCGAGGCGCTGATTAGCGGAACCCCTATTGTCGGCTACTCGTCTGATTACAGCGCGGATTTGATCGCTGAAAATGGAGGAGGTGTTCTGACGCCAATGGAACCATCGGCCTTGGCTAAGGCAATCATAGACTTGGCCTCTGATCGATCGCGATTAGCTGGGCTAATTTCAAGTGCTGCACGCGATGGAGCTGACTTCAATGACGAAGCCGTCTTCAAGCACCGATCTGAACTTATGAAACTTCACTCGTAGAATGGCCTTCTGCCTTAACGATGCTCGGGTGAGTCCTTGGCTTCCAAACGCGTCATACTTGACCCCCCGAAATGCAGCACACCGATGATCCCCAGCGCGGTCAGGGCAAGCGCAATCGCTAGGTCGCACAGGTGCTTGTTGCGGGATGCGATCAGGTCAATGATGTAGGTCATCGCCAAGCCGCCGCCACAACAATGGCGTTGCCCGCTGTATTGGCGAAATTAGCCGAAACCGCGCTGGTCGCACTGGCCGCGACACCCGACGCATCTGCGGCCATATGGTGCCCGCCGCCGAAGCTGTTCGAAACCCGCGTTGAGAAAGTGCCGCCGCCCGTAATAGTCGAGCCAGTGTTGCTAAAGGTCGCCTTGGCGGCGATGGCAAAGACCACGCCATCGGCGCTTACATTGACAGTCGTGGCAGCAGTCGTGCCCGAAGCGATCAAAGCAACACCAGTGCCCGTTGCGGTCGTGCTGCTAAGGCGCGCAACCGGCACGGTGCTAACGTGCAGCCTGCTGTTCGCGAACGGATTCGAGGGGAAGCCAACGGTCACATCAATGGATGTCGTGCCGCTCGGCAGTTCCGCTTGGTAAATCGCCGCGCTGGTGGAGTTCGAACCGTCAGTGTCCCTAACCACTAGCGTTGCAGTAATGATCGTGCCGGAAGGTTGCGCCGTCACAGAGCAGCTATTGGGCGTGATGATACCGATGGCGGTGATACCGAGTATCGCCAGAATTGCCTCCGAGCCCCCCGGAACAGCAACGCCCGTAAACGTCTGCGGAGTAGTAGAAACCCCCGAGTTTGTGGTCGATGCATAAGTGATCGACGGAAGCGCCACCGCACCTGCAGCGACAAGATTGGTGCTGGTGAAGTTGAGCGGGACAGCTAGTGAACTATTGTCCTTCAACGGGACGGATACGTTCGGCAGCTTGCCGTATTGATAGCGAATAAGCCGCTCGGAAGCCCCCAATTCAATGTGATCGACAAGAATGTCATCCGCATCTTCGCGGGAGCCGGTGCCCACTACCCAATTCGCGCCGTTATCATTTGACAATTCAAAGCCGGTGATCCCCGATGAAGGCGTGAAGTCCGTCCCCATGTCGTGCGCAATACGAATCCGCGTGCGGGTGCCGCTGACACGCTCAGCAGCAGTAGCGAACAGACGCGGGCGCGAGGTTTGCAGACCCATAAGCACCTGCACAGTCCGCGCGTAACGCTGGCCGGATCGGCCATAGCTAGCGCCTGTCCAATGCACATCATCAACGCGCACAGCATCCATATTCGAGTGCGAATAATGGGCGTTTGGCAGCGTGGTGTTCACGCCCACTAGCGCATCTTGGATTGTCTGCCACGACGAGTCCGGTTGAGCGAACGCCCCACTGGTAACTACCGTGCCAAGGCTAGAGCAGATGAGCGGGACTTGCGCGCGCGTCCTGCCAATGTCGCCCACAATAGTGCCATGGAGAGTGTCGAGGGCAGAGCGGTAGGCGTTGATCGAGGGCAAAGCGGTGTTCGCATCGCCTTCGCCTTGGTGCCAGATGATGAAAGCCGGATTGATCCCCGACAAGAAAACATCGGACAGGAGGGCTTCATAAGCACCGCTCGCATCGCCCTTTTGCAGAGAAGAAATGTTAGCGCCGACAAGCCCACCATAGACAGCGCGGCAAACCCTGCCCGTCGCGGCCTGCATGGCGTTAAGGAAATTGCGCATACCGTTCCCGGTGGGCGTGATCCACTGGTCGGTATTGCGGTCCCAAAGTAGAGTATCAGCAGAGGCAGCGGGCTGGTCGGTCGTTATCGTGGTGTGAAAAAGGTTGTTCGATTGGCCATACCAGATGAAGTCGAGGGGCGCAGGCGCACCACCACCCCCGCCCGCGCGCCGCACCCCAAACGGCGACCTGATCCCGCTCAGCGGCGATACGATCTCACGCATGGCTGACGAACACCTGCTGGGTACCGTTGCTCGAGCGGGCCCAGACGCGGTTCGCGCCGGTCACGCCGGGGAAGAGCTCGGCGAGCGAGCGGTTGGATTCCCCTTGCCCGGCCGCATAGGTCAGGCCGCCGGCATCGGCAGTCGGCGGCGTGGTGCCGTTGGTGGCGGTGATCAGGACGGGCATGGCGCTGACGTTCTGGAAGGTAATCGTGGTCACGTTCGCATCGGTCAGCTCGGTCCAGTTGATCGGGCTGACAGGCTTGTTGGTGTGCTGAGGCATGGAACTCTCCTTTGAAAACGGGGGTCAGAAAATGCCGAGGAACTTGGGCCGGGCGCGCTTCACCGCCTCACGGTCGCGCAGCTCGCAGCGTTCGACGATGCCGATCGCGGACAGGGTCCGGTCATTGGCCTTGTCGAGCTGCGCGGTTTGCGCGTCGCCGAAGACGATCCACTCGCCGACGGTCTCGCCGTCCGGGAGCGGGGCGCCGGGGACAGGCTCGCGCCATTCGTCAGGGAGCAGGCTGCTGCAGGCACTCGGGGCGGCCACGATAGGCGGCACGCTTACACAGGCTGCGGATGCCAGCCCCATGAACGCCACGGTCGACAGGCGCATCAGCGCCCGGGGCAGAGCGGATTTCATCGGCATTCTCCATGGTGGTGCGATCGGTGGTGGCAGCGCGGGCGCCGACATCGCCAACCGTGTTGGCAGCATCGGCCCCGCTGGCGATCGCGGCGCCGGTCTGGCCGGTCGCAAGCTTGGCCTCGGTCTTTGCCGTGGTGGCGGTCTGGCAGGATTGCAGGATCATGAACCCGGCGAGCAGCAGGGCCAGCACCAGGCCGATGATCACCCGGATCGCGAGAGGGGTGAGGCTGCGCAGGAACCGCGGCAGCATCACAGGCCGCGCAGGCAGATCGCCCGCTCCCTCTGCCGCCGCAGCGCCAGCCCGCGGATCCGCTGACCACCGGCCTTGTCCCAAAGCAGGAAGGCATCGCAGCCCCCGCGCCAGTTGCCCGCGTTGAAACGGCGCGCGGCGGTTGAACGGCAGAAGCCGCTGGTGCCGATGTTGTAGGCAAGACTGACAGACGCCACGAGCTGGTTCTCGCGCCCCTGACCGGCAAGGCCGGGGACGCAGGCGATCACCGGCTTGGCATGGGCGACCAGCTGCCGCTCAAGCCGCGCGGTACAGCCCGCCTCGGTCTCGCGCATCCCGGGCCTCACGCCCTTGGTATCGCCATCGCAGATCGTCCACACGCCCACGATGTCGGCATAGGCGGCCAGGAACTGCGGACCCTTGCGGTGCTCGACCAGCAAGGCACCGTCGCTGGTGACGCTGGCCTTCACCTCGCGGCCGCTTTCATCCTTGGGGATCAGCGTGGCCAGAGCAATCGCAGCAGCTGCGCCCACCAGCGCGACCAGCGGGCTCTTGGGTGCGCCGCCCGGGGGCGATGCTGGTTCAATTGGTCTGTTCATCGGACTTCACTCCCTGTTTCCAGAGCCGCAGCACGGTCGGCCCGAAGAAGGCGAGCCCGCCGATCGCGATTGCGGCGAAGGCGCGCTCGGTCGGATCGGCAGGCATGTAATTGATGATCGAGAGCAGCAGCTGGGGCTGCGCGGCGAACGCGGTCACCGCGGCGCTGATAAGCGCGGCGAGCTGCACGCTCGACCACTTCCATGCCCGGCGCCATTCCGGCACCAGGTGCTTGTCGAGCCAATCCATCATGGGTGTCCGCCTCCAACAAAGTAGTGATAGATTCCGGTCGCTGCCGCCCCGATCGCGGTGAAGGCTCCGCCGCCGGCCAGCACTTTGCCCAGCTGCGCCATGCCCTTCTGGCGCTCGGCCTCGTCGAGCAGCTGCTGCAGCTTCGGCCCGGCCAGCACGAGCGGCTGCATCTTCAGGATCATCTCATCGAGCTTCCCGTCGAGATCGCCGATCGCGCGGGCGTGATTGCTGGACGCAGCCGAAAGCGCAGCCTTGAGGTCGCGGATCTCGATCCCCTGCGCCTTGATCGTGGCCTTGAGGGCGGCGACATCGGCATCGGAGCTCACGCGGGCAGGTCCTTGCTCAGCACGACATCGCCCTCGCGCCAGACCACCCACTGGCCGGGCGCGCAGATGCGCTCGGCGTGGCCCCAGCGGACGCGCCAGATGGCGATGGTACGGTGGAGCCACACCAGCACGCTCAGGGCTCCACGCACTGCGTGTCGGGCGGGCAATCCGGGTTCGGGTTGACGGGCAGGGGATCGGGCGAAGGCGGGGGTGCAGCCGGCGGTTCGCAGGCGGCAAGGCCCAGTGCCAGGGCGGCGATCACGAACAGTCGCATGTCAGTTCTCCTTTGCTTTGAGGATCTCGATTTCGGCCAGCAGGCCCTTGATGATGTCGAGCAACACATCAGGGTCACGCATCGCGGCGCGGTTTTCGTCCTGGACGCGCTTGACGACATCGGCGCGCCAGCGGCCCTCGTGCTCGACCCAGTGCCAATGCTCGCCGGGCGGCGGATGCGGCACACCATCGGAAACGACACGCCATCCGCCGTAGCCATCGGCGCTCTCGACAAGGCAGCGCTCGCCGGTGTCAGGGCATTCGAGCAGGATCATGCGTTTGCGCTCGCATTGCCGAGCATGGCGACCGTTCGCACGTTGCCGCCGCTCACCCGCGCCACGAACCGGAAGCGCTGGATGCTGCCCGGTGTCAGGCCCGTGGCCGTCCGGTTGCAGGTGATCGAGCCGGGCGTGGCCGAATAGATGAACTCGCCGGGGAACGGTTCGTCAAAGAACACCTCGGGGTTGGGCGAAGACGTTGCTGCCGCGCCAACATCGGCCCACGTTCCGGGCGAGGTTTCGCGCTGCCATTTGCCCTCAACAGTCGTTCCGCCCTGCGGCGCTTCCGCATTCACACGCAGGTCGGCCACCGCCGTCAGGCTGACCGACGAAGCCGAACTGGGCAGCGTGATCTGAATGGGAATGTCATGCGCCTGCGCGAAGGTGCTCGATCCGATCGAGGTGAGCGGGGCGAGGCTCGGCGAGGCCACATTGCGGCGCACCCGCACCACGAACGGCGGCGATGCCCGCCCGCCGACGCTGGGCGTGATCCGCAAGGTCGCTTCCGGCGATGCGAGCGCAGAGTTGATGCGAAGCTGCCCGGTGCCCGACCCGACGATGCTCGGCGCGGTGCCGGTGAAGGAACCGCTGACCACGGCCACGCTCCACGATACGCCGCTGGTCAGCGGCGATGCACCGGCCACGCCAAGAACGTAGTCAGCGGTGAGCGGCAGGGGCGAAAGCAGCGCGAGATCCGCGCGGAACTGCATAGTGATGTCGGCAGGACCGCTGACGGTCGCCGTCACATCCGCCTCGGCCTGCCAGTTGAAGCCATCCCAGCGAAACGCCTCGCGCGTGTCGGTCGCGTTGTAGCGTTGGCCTATGAACGCGCCGGACACCGGGCGGGCTGATCGCAGGCCCGCGAGCGTGACAGTCGTGTTCCGCAGATCGGCAACTGCCTTGTCAGTCGGCAGCTGCCCGATAAGCAGCGGGCCGCCTGCGTCCACGGGTCCGGTCAGGACAGGCCCCGGCGAGAACGGCGGATGCACGGTCTGGCCCGATGCCGCCGAAGTCACCATTGGTTCGGAGATCACGGCCTGCAACAGCCCGGGGCCATTGCTGCGCACACGAAACTCAAGTCTGCCGAACACCCGGCCCGCCGGGACATCGACAAAGGCCTGAAAATTGAAGCCTGAAATATCAACAGGCGCAGCCCCGAAGCCTAGGACGATGGGCGATTGCGTCACACCATCGGGATCGAATGTCCAAAATTCCAACTGCCAATCTTGCGCGGCAGCGCCCGCGCACTCGATGCGTGCTTGTATCGAAAGCCGCTCGCCGGGAGTGACCTTGAATGCCGGATTGGGAAAGGGGCCGTTGCCGATGCTGATCTGCTGAAGGGCGGCGGTTGCCGTCGCCTGTGCGCGGAAAAATCTTAGGCCGTTGAATTGCCCGTAATCGGTAGACACCGCCAAGGGCACCGGATTGAACAGCACCGCCCACCCACTGTCGCCCTCCATCCGGGATAGCGGCACGCGGTTGGCGTTGGCAGGGGCGGCGACATCGCGCTCCAGCCTGACAATCGTAATCCGGTCGGTAATCCCGCCCAGCGTGGCCTCGACCGTCACCTGCCGATTGCTGCCGAAGTTGGCGACCGAGAGCGTGCGGGTGTTGCCGGTCCCGCCCAGCGTAACGCTCGGCGTGGTGGTGAAGGTTGCCGTGCCGCTCAGGTTATTGAGCAGCGCCTCGATGGTGATGGTCTGCGAGGCCGGAGCAGCCGCGCCATCGGTGAAGGTGAACGCCTGCGCATTTGCCGCCAGTGCAAGACGCGGCCCGGTCACGCCCTGCTTGGACTTCGCAAGCGTGTAGGTGCGGTCGTAATTCACACCTGCCCAGCTGGCGCGGATCGTGGCCGTGGCCAGATCAACGCCGGGATCGGTGACCGTGTAAACGCCGGTCGTGCTGTTGATCGAAATCCAGCCCGTGTTTGGGGTGCGCGCGGCAATCGAGAAGGTCGGCGAGAGCACGGTATCACCGCGCAGCAAGCGCATCTGCCCGCCGGCCGCGCTGTAATCGCCGCCGCTGCCATCCTGCGCCGTGGCGACAGTGTGCGCCTCGTTCGTCAGGAAAATCGTCAGGCCGGGAAGCCCATCCGCGCCCGCAGGCCCACTGCCCGCATTGGCGAGCAAGGCCCAGCGCGCCACATCGGGCGGCGCATTGCCCGTGCTGCTGGCGACGATCAGCTGATAGGACGAACCCGAGAAGATAACCGTGTCGCCGCGCACATAGGTCGTGCCTGCCGAATAGGTGCCGCGCGGGACGTTGCGGGTCGCGCCGCCTTCACCGGGCTTCAGTTCTTCGGCATTCGTGCCGTCATCGAACTCGACATCGACCGCGCGCGGGGTCAGCGCCGCATTGGCGAGAAGATCCCGTTCCTCGGCAGTCTGCGCCAGAACAGGGGTCGGCGGCGGACTCGCTACCTTGCCAAGCGCGAAGTCGTGCTTGCCGGGGGTTTCGGACTTGAGCGAAAGCGAGACGTCCAGCGTCTGCGGATTAAGGCTGCGCTGATTGATGACCGCCTGACCGTCATAGGCCATCAGGCTGCTATCGACCGTGATGCAATCGCCAGGGCGATAGAACCGCCACTTGGCTTTCGCCTGCACATCCATCGGCCCGATTTCGCGGCTGTCTGCCATCGCGTAAGCGGCAAGTTCGCCCGCCTGCTCGGCATTCGTCACGCCGTTGAGCGGGTAAACCTGCGTCAGCGGGGCGCCGTCTTCGGTGCGATAGGTGCTGCCTACAATCTCGTCAGCGGTGATCTGCTGCCAGTTGTGTGCGGGGCTGACGTATTGCGGGCGCACGCCATTCATGCGGTCGCGCACAGTCGGGACGGCATCGGTCCCGCCGCCAGCTTCGAGAATATCGTCGTCGGTCAGCGTGGCGAGCGAGACGCGCGGACGGTGCCAGTCGAAAGACAGCAAGCCGCCTGCCTGATACCAGCGGCCGCCGCCAGCGGCGCACAGGTCGTCAAGGTTGCGCACGCGCTGCTCACGCAGGTTTGCGCCCGTGCCGCCTTCGGTCAGGACCATGTTGACGGTCCACCCGTTCGCGTCACAGTCGTTCGCCCAATCGACGATGGCGGGCCAGTCAATTGTATCGACAGCCTGCCCAAGACCGAAAATGCGCAGCCCGTTCTGGAACCGCCCGAGCGCATACGTGCCCGCGTGGAGAGCCGGGCTGCGGCTGTAGACGTAGGTGCTTTCCACGCCTGCGCGGCAAGGCCCCGAGCCGCCGGGATAGGTGCTGTCTAGCCGAGGGTCATAGACCTTTTCGCCATCAACCAACGCGGTATAGACAGGCAGGCCGCTCGCATAACGCTTCCCGTCCTTGTCGAAACGGTAGTTGAGGCCTACCGCAGCGCAACCCGAAAGCTTGCTCGAAGCGTTCCAACCGGGCGCAGGCGAAGCCCCGGTGCCAATGATCGGCGGGGAAAGTGCGCTTGCTTCGGGCCTGTTGCCCAACTGCCTCGTGATGGCCAAAAAGCCGTCTGAATAGAAGCTGCTGATCGGCTCGAAGTCGAAGAACTCACCGGCAATGCCCTGAATAGGGCCAACACCGGACAGCACCCGAACCTGCCAGCGGTAGGGGTTTGGAACCTTCTTGAGCGTCGGGCCATAGGCGACATCGTGGCGCATCACGCCGCCGGTCATCACCTGCCCGACCGCGTAGGGGCGGGGCGGCTCGATGTCGATTGTCACCTGCGCCGGAGAACCGCGCGCGATGGGCTTGGGTGCGGTCATTTGCGCTAGCGTGCCAAAAGCCGCAGCCGCTGCCGCTGCCGCAGGCTGGTGCGGCCCTGGGATCATCGCGGCGACCGACAGAATGGCCATCGTCGCCTTATCCCCGATGACAAGACTTATGGGCGAAACGACCGCTTTAGCTACTTTGGCCATACGCGCCACGCCCCCTTGCAAAGCCGGAAGCCTTCCTCGGTCAGGCGGGCATACTGGCATTCCTCGCTGTAAGGATGCCACCCAAGAACCGCGCGCAGCTGGCCGTAGATCATAAGCCCGTCCAACCCACCGCCCTCGCCGGGGAACGCTGCCACATCGCCGGGAAGCATCTGCGCCGCCGGAATGCGTGGGAAATACTTGTCCATCAGTTCGGGCAGGGTTTCGACACCCTCGGCCTTAAGCGCCTTCATAGCCCCCAGCGCCGAGCGGAAGCGCGGCACGGTGGGCAGTTTGTGGCCCATCTGCGCCGCGTGGAAGCGGATCATGTGCAGGCAGGTCGCCGCCTTGCGCCAGTCGAAGGGGCGCCCGGCAAAGCGCGCCTGAGTGGCCGTCACTGCAGCGACGCGGCGTTGAAGTTCGTTCATCGTGCGTTCTCGAAGATATCGCTGCCGAAGCCGCCGCCGCCACCGCCGGGGAAACCACCACCGCCACCACCGCCAACTGACCCACGCGGGGCCGCACTTTCCACGCCCCAAGTCACGGTGCGAACAAGTCCCGTCGCCTGATCGTGGCCCGTCTCGCCGGGGTAAACCTGCTTGTGGAATGAAGCGGACAGCCCGTTGCCGTCATCGGAATAGAGCAGCACCTCCAGCTCGGGCACCGCGCCGATGACGATCTGCAACTGGCTTAGGGCGAATTGCTGGCGCACGCGGTCCATTCGCCCGGCAAAGCGCAGTTCGGGCGTGCCGACGACAGCGCCGGTTTCCGCATCGAACTCGGCCAGCCAGAGCCGCACCGAAGCGCGCGCGAAGGCCCCGGCTTGAAGGGGACTGAGCGCCGCATTGCTGGGTGGGGCGAGAATGATTTCCTGCTCGGGCAGTTCGGGACCGAAGCCTTCGGTCAGCTCACCGATCTGAGCCACGCCGCCCAGCACCGGGTGGCGCGCGGAATAGGTGTTGCCGCCCCAGCTGGTCACGCCGCCATCGCTCAGGAACACCGCGCCCGATGGAAGATCGAGCCGGAGCAGCCAGGTCAGCCCGTTCACCGCTTTTCCTTTAGTGTGAATTCGATCGGGACGATCCGGTTGATGTCGAAGGCGAAGGTCCAGTCCTGAGGCAGCAGGCCCTCGACCTGCGGCGCAGCGAGGTGCACGACGCTGCCGGCCGTGAAGGTGTCGCGCAGCAGCTCGTTGAGTTCGATCGAGGCGGTGCCCCCGGCGCTCGCCACCGCGCCGACGCCGACCGAATGCAGGAAGTGTTGGCCAGCCTTCTCGATCGACAGCCAGTAGCCTTCGAGGATCGGATATCCCGGCGTCAGCCCGGTCAGCGGCAAGTTGCGGCCCGTCGCCCCCGCGCCGACCACCGGGGAGCCAGGCGAACCTTGCGGCACCAGCAAGGGAAGCTTCACCCGCACGCCGCCCTGCTTGCCCGCGATCAGGCGCGACACCATCACGCGGCCCTGATCGGCCGGGTAAGGCCCGAAGGTAAATGACACCGTGTAGCGCGATCCCTTGCGCGGGATGTAATCGTCGGACTGGATGCCGCTCTGGGTGAACCCGGCATCGTTGAGCGTGCCGGAAAATGTGCCGGGAACAGCGAAGGTCGGCAGGTCGATCATCGCACACGCCTCCGCGACCGCTGGGCCATCTGGGATTGCGCCATCGCCGCACCGGCCTGCGCGGCCATGCCGGAGTATTGCCGCACCATCGGCTCCACCGCGGCGCGCAGGTTGCCGGTCTCGTCAATGCCGACGGTTACATGAACGCGGCTCGCCATCGAACCCGCCGCGCGCAGTTCATGGTTCGGGATCACCCGCGAACCGCGCGGGGCCATCAGGAATTCAGGTCCGCGCTCGCCGACCTTCATCAGTCCGCCGGGGTGGTAGGCCGTGCCGTTGGCGTTGCCGGGCACGCCGTTGAGGAAATTGCGGACACCGTCGCCGAGCACCCCGCTATTGCCTAGGGCGGAAAACACCCCGAACAAACCTTCAAGGATCGAGGCAAAGTCGCCTTTCTTCAGCCCCTCGACCAGCTGGCGCGATTTCGACAGCACGCTTTCGACCATCTGCTGGAAGGTCTGGGCGATGCGGACCGTCTGGATCTCGGTCTCGTCGCCGAGGCCTTCCATCGCACCCTTGATCTTGCCGACTGCGTCCTTGACCTCTTCGGCCTGCACCAGCGGACCTTCGGGGTTGGTGTCGAAGCTGACAGTGGCGCGCTGGCCGTTCGCCTCGCCCAGCAGGCGCAGGCGGGCGCGGCTGCGCGCGCTTTCGGAGAGGCCCGCCGCATCGATCAGCGCCAGTTCCTCGGCCAGCTTGCGGGCGCGCGCCATCTCGGGGAACAGCCTGTCGAGCAGGCCCATCACATCCTGCGCCATCTTGCGGGTGTCTTCGGTGACGCTGGCGGTCGCCTTCTTGGCCGGATCGACCATCGCTGCCTGAAGCCGCGCGAACTCCACCGCGATCCCGTCGACCATGTCGGGCACGTAGGAATTGCCGACGACGGCGTCGTACATGTCGAAGAAGAAGCCGGTGACCTGCTGGATCTTCCTACCGACCCAGTCGAAGATCGCGCCGAGCTTGTCGACCAGCCATTCGCGCACGCCAGCGCCCAGCTTCATCATCGCGGTGACCGCGCCGACGTGGAGGTTGACCCACCACTTCAGGCTGTCCTTCAGCGCCTGCCCGACATTGCTCAGGGCAGGGGCGACCGTATTCGACCACCAGCCCGAAACCGCGCTGCCGACGCTGCCGACGATGCCCTTGATCTCGTCCCAGTAATACCAGGCCGCCACCACCGCACCGACCGCGCCGACGACCAGCCCGAGCGGCGAGAGCAGCAGCGTGCTGAAGGCCGCACCGACCGTCGCCAGAATGGCAGGAAATCCGCCGAGCATCGCGGCAAGGCCCGATCCGGCGCTGATCACCGCGCCGATTCCCACCGCCACCGGGCCAAGCGCGGCGGCCAGACCGCCGATCACGATCACCGCTTGCTGGACACCTTCGGGCATAGCCGAGAAAGCATCGAGCACGCCGGTCACAGCGGCTGTTATGGCAGGGAGAAGGGGGAGGAGTTTGGCGCCGACTTCCTCCTGAAAGTTGGCGAAGGACTGCGCCATCGCCGCGCCGGGATCGGCATCGCGCGCAGCCTGGGCAGCGCCGCCGAACTGCTTTTCTAGCTCGCCAAGGATGATTTGCTGCGCGCCGGCGACATTGCCTGCCTCGACCATGCTAGCGATCATCGCCTTCTGGTCGGCGGTGAACTGGATCCCGGCCTTGCTCAGCGCGGTCACGCCCTTGATCGGGTCGTTAAGCGCCTTGCCGATCTGGATCGTTGCGCCCTTCAGGTCGCCGTTCATGCGGGTGGCAAGATCGAGAGCCGCTTGCTGCGCGCGGTCGAACTGTTGGCCGGACACCTGTCCGAAGGTCAACAGGTTGGCGGTGACCTCGCGCAGGATCTGGTCATCGTCGTAAAGCGATTGCGCCATCTGCGAGGAGGCGAGCGCCTGCAGCTGCTCGGTGGTGCGGCCCGCCTGGTTGCCCATCGAGGCGAGCGCGGCATTGACCTGCCCGAGCGCGTCGGCGGATTCCTTGGCCGCCTTGATGCTCGCTGCCGCCAGTCCCGCCAGCGGCAGGGTGAGGGCGAGCGACATGTTCTTGCCGAAGTCCGCGATCTCGCGCCCGCGCCGCTCGATCGCCTTGGCGGTCTTGGCTACATCCTTCTCGGATCGGGCGAGGCCCTCCTGAAGGATGCCGTGCTCCACCGCGAGGCGGATCAGCAGGGAACCGATCTTGATCGCCACAGCCTTACCCTTCGACTTTGCGGATTGTGATTTTCGCCCCGCGCGCGGCGGCATCCTGAAGCGTCAGGATCATGTCGCGGACGGTGCGTTTGGGTTGCGGGCGGACCCGCTTCAGCCAGTCTTCCAGCGGGTCGAGCTTCCCGCCGCCGGCCATCGTGTGCATCTGCGCGGCCAGCCAGCTGATCGCGACATCCTGCTCCAACTGAGACTGGCGGCGCTTGCTGTCAGCCCGCATGATCGCGGCGAAGCTGGCGGGCGTCTGCCGCCAGAACTCGGCCTCTGACCGCCCGGAGGCGACCCACTGGCCGAGCAGGTCTAGCCATGCACGCCGACGGCTTTCAGAGCTTTCGTCTTCGCCTTGGCCGCCGGGGCCGCTGGCGCGTTTCCCTCGATCTCCCCGGTGTCCGCGCCCATGCCCTTGACGATCGCCCAGAGCACCACTTCCATCGCGGCCTGCAGCCCGATGTCGCCGATGATCTCGCCGACCTCTTGCAAGGTCACCTCATGCGCGCCGGACAGCGCGTGGAACAGGATCAGGCGGATGCGCGAATTGTAGCGCCCGCCCAGCGCCGCCAGTACCTTCGCCGGATCGGCGGCATCATCCTTGTCGAGCTGCGCGAGGAAGGGCGCGGCGACAGCATAGAAGCTCTCGCCCGTGTCCTCCTCGAGGGCGCAGGTGGCGTTGAAGTCGAAGCGGGCGATCCACTCTGACCCCAACGCCGTGAAGCGCTTGTCGTCGAGACGGCTCATCAGACAGCGGCCTCGATCGTCGCGGCATCGACCGGCTTCATGGTGATTTCGAAGGTGCGCTTCGCATCCGCCGGGTTCATCCGCTTGAAGTTGTAGAACAGCGCGGTGCCTTCGACGTGGAAGGTATCGGCACCTTCCTTCAGAATGATGCGATATTCGATCGCGCCTTCCTCGTCATCGGCGGACTGGAGCAGGGTGTCCGATGCCGAGTTGATGACATAGTTCCCGCGGATCGTGACCGGGGTGCCATCCTTGAGCGGCAGCTTCTTCCACTCGCGATATTCGGCGGTGTCGAAATTGCTGGTCTCGTAAAGCTCGCGCTCGGACGATGTCGGCAGTTCGGGGATGTCGTCGACCTGGGCGACCTTGGTCAGGGTGCCTGCGCCGATCTTGATCCACAGCTCCGAGCCGTGGCCGTGGGTGGTCTTCGAAAGTGCCATCGGCTGTCTCCTAGTTGTGCCAGATGATGAAGTCGGTCCGCTCGCGGCAGAGGCGGCCGGTAGAGGTTCGCTCGGCGTCAGAGCCGCCGCCGTCGATGAAGCTGCGCAGGAAGGTGGTGCTCCCCTGTTCGCCCGCCGGGACCAGCACGGCGATGGCGGCCTCGCGGACCGCGATCGCCTGCGCCTTGGTCCGGGCGAGGCTGTTCAATTGCACCCGTGTCCCGCGGAAATCGTCGAAACCGTCATGGTTCTGCGGGCGTTCGTCGGTGATCACTTGCAGCGTGATTGCGGGCAGGGCGCTGTCCGCCGCGAGATCGTCCCACTCGATCCGGTCCGCGACCAGCGCCGCAACCGCAGGCGCGCCGATCAGCCGAGCGACGAGGTCCGCCTCCCAGCTCATCCTTGCCCCCGTTTCTTGGCGATGCGCGCGGCAACCCGCTCGATCTCAGCCCCAGCGACTTCGCTGAAGCGGCGGATCGTCGCATCGCCCTCAGTGTCGAAGGCGGGGCGGAACATCGGCGTGGCGGGCTGGCCGGGCCGCCCGAATTCGGTGATCGGCCCGGTCCCGGCAACGCCGGGATCGCGATAGGTCCCGCCGCGCCCGTTATCCGAACGGGTCTTGCGCACGACGATCTTGGCCGGCTGTTCGTTGATATCGATCCCGATGACGATACCGAACTGCGGGCTGTCAGGCTTCTCGCCCTTGGCTGCCGCCATCTTGATCGAGCGGTGCAGATCGCCCTGATCGACCGGGACACGGCCTTTCACTGCATCCAGCATCGGCCGCGCCGCCGCGCGCAACGCGGCGCGCAGCGCAACCCGGATCGCCAGCGGATCGCCCAGCTCGCGCAGGGCAGCCTGCAAGTCGGTCGCGCCGGAGACGGTGATCTTCATGACCATGCCTCCCCAGTGCTTTCGACCAGCAGTTCCATCCCGCGCCGCCGGGCGCTGTCGACCTCGCGCGGCGGCTCGGTCATTTCAAAACGCACACCGCCCATCGCCACCGCGTCGGCAGCGGTTAAACCGGCGGTCACCGAATCTCGGCGCAGCCAGAGCGAGAACCGCCCGAACGACTGGCGCCGGTCAGCCTCGCCCCGCTCGCCGCCAGGAAGCGGTCTGCGCGAAACGTAGCGGGTGCCGATCGCTTCCCAGCCATCGACCTTCTGCAAGCCGTCATGCACCAGCGTCCGGCGGAGCAGCGTCACGCGGACATCGAGCCTGCCAGCTTCGAAGGCCATCAGATCACCGGGACGCGGTACTGGCCGCAGAGCATCTTGAATCCGAGCGGGATCTCGCCCGAGATCGTGCCGGTGACCACCGCCTCCCGGTGCAGGAAGAGGTGCGCGGCGAACAGCTTGACCGCCTGCACCAGCGCGGGCGGGCGGGTGTCGTTATCGAACCCGGCGGTGAAGGTGATCTGCACCCCGCCGCCGATGCCGGTCGGCATGCTCCTGCCGGGCTTGAGCGCGATCGTGTCACGCCGGACGACGCGCCAGTCGGCAGCGGTCCCGGTGACATTGTCGCCCTGATCGTCGAGCCAGCTCATCGCGGTGATCGCAGTAACCGGCCAGGCACCCAGATGGAGCGGCGAGGGCAGGGCCTCACCCCGCCACACCGCGCCTTCGCGCTGGGCAAGGTAGAGGCCGCAATATTTCTCGACCATGTCAACCGCGGCGTCGCGGTAGACAGCGATCAGATCGTCGAATTCGGTCTCGTCATCGGTGAAGGCGAGGTGCGCCTTCATGTCGGCAAGCGAGACGATCCCCTCGCCATAATCGGCGGGCAGCGCGAAAGGAGCCAGTTCGAACTGCATCTCGCCCTCTCGCTGCTGAATTGTCTGGTGGTGGTGGGGCGGGCCGGAGACGTGGTCTCCGGCCCTGCCCTCGCCCTCGGGCTCGGCAGCAACGGCGGGCTTCTTGCCCTTCTTGGCGGGTTTGGCGGCGGGGGCTTCTTCAGCCGCCACCGCCACTCCGGCCTCGATCAGCGTCGCGGTCATTGCCTCGTCAAACCCGGCGATCTCACCGGGATTGTAGAGCGACCACGGCTTCAGGAAGCGGACCGCGCCCATTACGCAGGCAGCCGGATCGCGCCGCCGAACACGATCACTTCGGACAGGGCCGCAGTGTCGGTGCCGGAGGCCGACAGGTCGGGGGTGAAGTTGGCGCGGACATAGCGCCCAGCACCCGACAGGTTGACATCGAGTTCAACCGTGCCGGTGACAGTGCCGGCACCCGTTGCGACCACGCCGTTGGCGCGGGTGGCAAGAGTGCTGGCATCCGACAGGTTCGGCGCTTCGCCGCTCTGGACGGTGATCGCCAGCGAGAGGGTCTGCGCCGAAGCGAGGGTCGCCGTGAAGGGCACCGCGACAACGCAGGACTGGGGCCAGCCCAGCGCGGCGCGGTCGATGATCACGCCGGTCACAGCGGTGTTGTCGCCGCCGCCGCCAGCGGTGACAGCAGTGTTGGCGGCAGCGCGCACAACGGCGATCTGTCCGCCGATGTTTTCGATAACAGGGGTGCTCATGGGGAAATCCTTTCCATGATGAAGGGTGGGCCTGCCTCAAGCAGCGAAGCGATGGGCCGGAAGGGAGGCGGGGCGGACCTTTCAGCCCGCCCCGTCAGGATCAGGCGCCCCAGGTGACGCCGGTAAGGATGGCAACCGCCGGGAGGTGACGCAGCGCGAAGTCGTGCTTGGCGATGGCGCGGATCACGGTCTCGTCGCGCGAGAACGAACCCTGCAGGGTGCCGCCCGCATCGCGGTAAGCCGCCTCCTGGCTGATCGCCAGTTCGATGCCCTGCTGCTCGCCCACCACGACATGCGCGAAGTCGGCGAGGTAAAGCTCGCTTTCGTTCGAGCCGCCGCCGAGGTTGGCCGGCACCTGCGTCGTGACGCGGTAGGGCTTGTTCCGCAGCTGGCCGTCGCGCATTTCGGGGAAGGCATAGTTCCCGTTGCCGTCGCGCAGGTTGTAGAGGAACATCATGACGCGCGGCGACATGATCCAGCCCGCCCGGGTCATCGGGACGTTGGCATTGAGCAGCGCCAGCTCGAGGCGGCCGAGGTCGGTGGTGACCGTCACCAGCGACGGGGTGGCCGTCATGGTGAGGATGTTGGTCGCCTCGAATGCGGTCCCGGTCAGCTGGTGGCGCATGCCGAGCGGCGAGAACTGCGAACCGCCCCCGCGGATGAACGCGAGGTCCATGCGGGTCGCCATCGACAGCACCATGTCATCGCGCACCACGGCATCCGCCTGGGTGCTCGCCGACTGGAGCAGATCGTTGCTGATCGGAACCAGCGCGGCGAGCTTCTTGCTCGACAGCTTGAGCTGTCCGAACTGCACGCCAGTGGCCGGAACGTCCTGCGTCTCGCCGATGTAGCTGGCGGTGGTGCCGACGTTGATGCGGTTCATGGTGAGGTTGCCGTTGTCCATCGGCATGATCACCGGATTGAACGACATCACCACGCTGGCCGGACGCAGCAGCTCGATCAGCTCGCCCGAGACATCCTCGGGGATGAGGAAGCCGCCGGCCGCGCCGGTCAGGCCCGACTGCTGGGCGAACAGGCCGGAATGGCCCCAGCCTTCGGCGATGGCGACGGCCTGGGCGCGGTCACCACCGGCAGCGGCGACGGCGCGCATTGCTGCGCCGAAGCGAAGACCCTTTGCCTTGACCTGCGCCGGAGCCTTGGCTGCCGGAGTGGCCGGTGCCGGAGCGGCGGGTGCAGCCGGTTCGTTGAGTTCAGCGACCGCCTTGATCGCCTTCTCGGTCCGCTCGATCGCCGCGTTGATTTCGGCCAGTTCGGCTTCGATCTTTGCGAATTCCTCGGGCTTGTCGACCGCAGCCTGCAGCGCCTTGACCTTTTCCGCGCGCTGTTCACGGAGTGCCTGAATGGACATACCATTTTCTCCAGTTTCTATCCCGGATGCGCCGGGCCGCTTTCCTTGCGCAGCGCGCTAGGGATGGGTGGCGAGTTCGTGCGCCCGCGCGATGCGCCGGCGTTTCTCGATTGCCTCTGAATTGTCGGGCTCGGGTGCCGGGGCGGACGCCTCAGGTTGCGCAGCGGTAGGCGCGCAAAGGGCCTCGGGCAGCTTGGGCGCACGCTCGAAGGCCGACAGGTCGAAGGCCAGCGCGCGGGGCGGGGCAGCCTCTTCGCGCTCGCTGGCAAGCCCGACCTCGATGGCCTCGGCGGCGGTGAACCAGGTCTCGGCGGCGAGCGCCGCGTCCCAGTCGTAATCGGGGTTCTTGGTCCGGAAGAGCTCGATTTGCTGCGCGTCGACCTTTTCCAGCACGCCAGCGGTGTGCAGCATGTCGTCGCTGTTGCCGAAGGCGATGGTCCAGGACTTGTGGACCATGATCATCGCGCCGAGCGCCATCACGGTCCGCGTCGCCGAGGCGACAAGGAAGCCCGCGGCACTGGCTGCCACGCCATCCACATGGCAGACCACCTCGCCAGGATAGGCGCGGATGGCATTGGCCATCGCGATCCCGGCAAAGGCATCGCCGCCCGGCGAGTTAATGCGGACGTGCACGCGCGGCGCATCCAGCCCCTTGAGGGTGCGGACGAAGCTTTCGGCGCTGACGCCGCCCAGCCAATCGGCATCGACATCCGAGCTGACGATCATGTCATAGACCATCAGAACCGGCTCACCGTCCTCGGTCAGCGCGCGGAAACCCTCGCCCTTACCGCTATTGGCGCGGAAGAGCGCTTGCAGCTTGTTCATTGCGGATCCTCTCAGGTGGCCGGATCGGCGGAAGGCTCGGCCGGATCGGGGGGCGATGCGCCCGACACCGGCTCGATGGAATCGCCGCCTTCAACCGGCGGCAGGTTGAAGCGCCCGCGCGCCTCATTCTGGGTCATAATCGGACGCTCGCCCGCCCGGCCAACGCCGGTGCGCAGCGCCTCGGTGAATTCCTTGAACGAAGGCCGCTCGAGGTCGCTGGTGTCGAACTCGCAGAACAACGCGCTCGACCGGCGGAAGAGCTTGCGGTTGAACTCGTTGGTGATGGCGTGCAGGTGGCGGCGCAGGGTGTAGCGGACAAAGCCCGAACCCATTGCTTCCACCCCGCTGCCCCAGCTGGTGGTCTTTTCGTTATGCCCGATCATGAACGGCGGGACACCGTAGATCCGGGCGACTTCCTCGACCGAGAATTTGCGCGAATCCAGCAGCTGCGCATCATCGGGCGAAATCGAAAGGGCATTGGCCTTCGCCCCGCCGAACAGCAGCATCGGCTTGCCGACATTCTGGACGCCGCCATAATTGGCGCTGACCTTGGCGCGTAGCTCCTCGACTTCGGCAGCAGGCGGCTCGCTCGGAAACTCGAGCGTAACCGTCGGCATCAGCCCGTTGGCGAAGAACCGCCCGCTGGCATCCTGCGCCGCCAGTGCCGTCGCCGCCGCCCCGCGCAGCTCGTACTGCAGCACACTCGGGCTCGTCACCCCGTCGAACCCGTCGCCGGGAACGTGGATCATGTCGTCCTGGTCGTAGTACCAGACCTTGCCGTCGCGCGATTTGGCCGACGGCATCACGCCGTAGATCAGCCGTCCGCTCTCCATTTCGTAGGTGATCACCTGCGATTTCGAGACCGGCTTCAGCGCGATGACATCGCCCGCGCGATTGCGCTCGATGATGGCATAGGCATCGCCATGAAACAGGCGGCTCCGCATCAGGTGATCCCACCCGGCTGCTGCCGACCATTGCGGATGCCACTGCTCGTTGAGCACCCACCAGAGGTTCTCTCCCCACAGCTGTGCCTTCGCTCCGGTGCCGAAGTCCATCTGGTAGACGTTCATCGGCAGAGCCGAAACCGCGCCAGCCAGCAGCTTGACGCAGGCGTTGACCGCGCTGATGCTTGCCGCCGTGACCTCGTTGACCACCGGCAGACCGGTCCCCGCGGACCCGCCGACCGTAATAAAATTTCCTCCGCCAACGCGGATCACCGACCCGTCAGGCAGGCGCTCGCTCTTGGCGCTGATGTCACCGCGCGGCCAGAACCAGTCGATCAGGCTCATAGGAAGATCACTCCTGCCTTCTTCGACGTTGCCGCCACCGGCCCCAGCTCCAGCATCTGCACCGCGTTGAGCATCGCGATCAGCGGGTCGATCTTGGCGACCCCCGCGCGCTCCTTGGCGATATACAGGTTGCTGCCGCGCAGTTCGGCTTTTGCGTTGGACACACACCAGGTCATCAGGCGGCTGCCACCGTGGCGCAGCATCCCGTCGACCAGCTTGAATTCGACTGTCTTGATGGTGCCGGTCAGACCAACACCTTGCCGCACCGAGGCGATCGATCCGCCCTTGCGCGTCACTTCATCGTAAGGCTCAAAGCCCCCGGCGACGAGCGCCTCGAGCAACCCGCCCATGCCCCAGGAGTCGACGCCCAGCGCACCGACCTCGGGCATCTTGCCCGTCGCACGCAGACCGACCACCCGCTCGGCGACAAGATCGACCATCTCCTGCGCCGTATCGGTCAGGGTCAGGTCGCCGTCAGCGGCAAACCCTTCGAGCAGCGAGGCGATATCCTTGCGCCGGTCGAGCACAACGCGCCGGGCATAGGCATGGCCCCAAGCCAGCCAGACACCGGTGCGCGCCTCGCGGCCCGCGACTGCCAGCCCGAACAGATCGTCCGCGCCGCCGTAATCGATCCCGGCGACGATCACTTCGCAGCGCTCGATAAGCTGCTCGAGCGTCAGCCCCGGTTCGGTCGCGGCCTCCCAGTAATCGGCCCCCATCCACCGGTCGCGCCGCAACCGCAGCCCGATCTCGACATTGAGGTTCTTCGCCAGGAAGATCTGCAAGCCTTCCCCGTCGCCGCGCTGCTCCTTGAGCAGCTCGCCTTCGAGGTATTCGGTTGTGACCGATCGCCCCAGATGGGGGTTGGTCACATGAAAATTCGCCGGATCGAGGAACGCCTGCTCCTCGATCATTTCTTCCGGCCACTCGTAGAGCACGCCCAGCGTCTCGGGATCTTCGATCTCACCGTCCCGTACATCGCGGAAATAGGCGAGTTCGGTCTTGAACACGCCCGCCGGCGGTTCGTCTGAGTGCGTCGTGACGTAGAGAACGAAACCCTCAGGCCGGGCAGCAAGCCCGCCCAGCGCCTCGCGCAGCATCGCCGCCGACTTCGGCTTCTTGCCGAACAGCCAGAGTTCCTCGACCAGCACCATGCCGGCCTTCTTGCCCGAGGCGGTGTCACTGTCCGCCGCGATGATCTTCAGTTCGGCTCCGGTCACCCGGTGCCGGATCACGCGCCGGTTCTCGATGATGTGCAGCAGCTTTGCCAGCTCCGGATCAGCGCGGACCATGCCGCAAGCCGGAGCAAACGAGTTGCCCGCAATCTCGATCGTCGGCGCAAGGATCATCAGCTCTGCATTGTGCCGCCAGTTGACGATCAGAGCGGTCAGCATCACGCCCGCCGCGATCGTCGACTTGCCGTTCTTCTTGCTGATCAGCAGCATGAAGCGCCGGATCAACCGCCGCCCCGTCTTCGGATCCTCAGCCCCGAAGATCGCCGCCACCAGATCGATGACCCGCTGGTCCACCACCTCGCCGAGCGTCGGCCAGGTGCCGTCCCGCTTCTTGGCCAGGTCGGTGACCTGAAGGCTGCAGAATACGCCGAGCGCATCCTTCGCCTTTTCCGGAAACAGCGGCGCCACCGGCACCAGACTGTCACCGGCCACGATCCGCTCGCGCCAGTCCGGGCAAGCGGTCGACCACTTCATTGATCGCGCCTCAGTTGATCAGCGACGGCGGAGCCTCGCGCGGCGCGAAGTGGCCGGCCACGTTGCTGGCAGCATCGCGCTGCTGTTCCTTCTTGCCCTTCGGCGCAGGCTTATCAGCCGCGCGGCGATCCTTGATCACAGCCGAGGCAAACCGCGCTGCGCGGGCATCGTCGCACCGATCGAGCAGTGCCTTGGTCGCGGCCGTGCTGCCGTTCGCCGACTGGTCGAACAGCTTGGCGAGCTGGTCGGCTTCGAGCCGATCGAGCAGAGCCTGCCGCTGCGCGACCTCTGAAAAATAATGCTTCCGCAAAGTGGGCTGCGTCACGCCAATCGCAGCGGCCACCGCCTCGACCGAACGGCCAAGCGCGAACAACATGCTGACACGCTTAGCAATTTCTTCGGTGCGCTGGTGCTCAGGCCGCCCGCGCTTGGCCTCACGGACCAGAACGGGATAGCCGAACAGGTCGACCGCCCCCGAAATTTCCTGATCCATAAAAAAATCTCCAAATGAGAGGGGCAGCGGTCTGGGACCCTTCGACCCTCCAGACTTTCGACCACCCCCCCTTACTTCCCCGCTCCCTTCGTCACCCGAGCGAGCCGCGCCCGCGCCGTCTTCGCATTGTGGCAGCCCGAGCAGTACCACTTCGCCCCGTCATGCGGAGGGAAGTCCGCCCCGCCGTCCCGACGCTCGATCACATGGTCGAGGATCAACCGATCCTTGGACCCGCACACCGAGCACCAGACGCCGCCCTGTAGCCTAACCGTCTCGGCCTTGTGCGCGGTCCGATAGGCCCGCCACTCGGCTGACTGGTAGAAACTATCTGCCTTCTTCGGCAGCGGCCTCACCCCGCCAGAAGGCGCGCGAGCAATGCGCGAGGGCAACCGCCTGATCGCCGTCACAACACCGGTCCGCGCAAAGTCTGGGAGAGAGGAGAAGCCACCGAGGAGAGGGCCACCCGCTGCAACGGGGGGTTAACGACCGGATGGCCCTCTACACGGCTAACCCGAACGCAAGCGAACAGGCTATCAACCGGATAGCCCCCACAGACGGGGGAGAGAAACCGCGATATTTCGGGGGGAGGAAAACTCCCCCGTTGACAGCCGTTGAACTCAAGCATTTCCGCGCCCTTGAACGGGGGAGAGGTCGCAATCCGCCGCCCCCCAACGCGCCAGCAGCGCCCGGAAATGCCGCACCGGCACCCCGTTCACTCGGCACACCAGCTTGCACACCGCCTCGCGATACCGCCGCCCGAGCCGCTGGGCCGAGTGCGGATAGCCGATCCGCGCCTTGATCCCCACCCAGTCGAACGGCTCGCCCCGCCACAGATGGAATGCCGCGGCCCAGACAATCGCACGGTCGGCCGGATCAGCCAGCAGCTCGAGCCACCCGAGCAACTCCTCGTATCTCGTCACCTCGACCGAGCGCAGCGGAACCCGCGGGCGCAGGCTGTCGATCTTGCGCACCAACAGCTCCTTGCCCGCCTCGTTGACGATAAGCGTCTCCGATGCCTCGGCACGGCCCGGAGCATGATCGCTCACCTCGGCCTGCGCCAGATGCCACGGCCCATCGCTCGCCCAGGGCGAAGTCGCCAGCGAGCGCCCCTCAGCCTTCGCCCGCCACTCAAGATCGCGCAGCTCAGCCAGAGCCTCTTCCATCGCCGCTGGCGTCGGAACCTTGGACAGGCGGAGCCCAGAATGGAGCTTGCCTCCATTTGCCGAAATCCGAATTTCCTCAACAATCCCAGTATTTTGCATGACATTCACCTTCTTCTAATGGAGGAAATGGAGGAATGGAGCGTAAAACGCAGTCACCCCCGCGCGCCCGCGCCCGCACATACGGAGGGACCTGCCGGTTTGCCTCCAATCCTCCAGACGCGCAGAATTCCGCCAAAAACTGGCTCCAAAGCGCTCCAGCGATGCTCCATTTGCAGGCCGAATGGAGGCAAACCGCTCCATTTCACCCCCTTTTGTGCAGCCCGATCAGTCACCGGGCATCCAATCGCCGCTATCGCCGGTCGGCCAGTCCGAGGCACGATCAGACCCGCCAGCAGCCGCAGCTGCCGCCTCGACCGCGCCCTCGTCAGCCGCCGTCCAATACCCGCTCTTGAGGTCTTCCAGCAGCACAGTCGGTTCGACACCGATCCACCACGCGCCGTTCGAATGCTTGTCCTTGAACCGCTTCGCCGCCATCTCCTTGGCGAAGGCGCGTTCGGCCATCTCGTAGCTGCCGGTCTGGTGGCACCACGCCTGATAAAGCTCGAACAGATCGCCCTTGCGCACCCGCAGAGGCCGCTGGCGCGTATCCTCGCCGATCTGGCAGGTCTGCCTCAGGAACCGCCCGATCGTGTCGGAATCGTCGCGATATTCGCTGGTGGCGAGCCGCACGTCCTCCGGTTCGATCAGTCCGCCCGATTTCTTCCAGTCGAGCAAACCCTGCATTAGCCAGGCAAAGATCCCGTCGCGCTCGGCCAGCAGCTTGTCCTTCAACCCCTTGTCGCGTTGGGCGGCAGGAATATCGGCCTGCCACGGCACCAGCTGCATGCGCCGCCAGATTCCGTCACTGGTATCCTTGATCACCGGCTTGTTATTGCCGGAAATGGTGATCTTGAACTCAGGGAAGAACGTGAAAAAGCCCTTGTTCAGATGCCGCGCATCGACCGGGTCTTCGCCGGTCAGCTCCTTGACCAGACCTTCGTCCAGCACCGCCCCTTTCGAAGGTTCTGACACCCGCAGGAACCGCACACCGGGCAGCTTGGCGATGGCAGGCGTGGCCTGATCGCCCGATTTCTTGCCCTGATCGAGCAGCGACTGGATCTTGATCGTCCCGGCATAATCGCCCGCGATCCGGGCAATCGTCTCGACCCAAGTCCCCTTGCCGTTGGACCCGCCGCCATAGAAGAAGGCGAGCTTCTGTTCACCGGTGAAGCCGGTGAGGCTTAGCCCGCCCCACTGGGCGAGGAAGCGCCGCATTTCGGGCTTGGGCTGCACCACGCCGAGGAATTCCTCGTAAGTAGGGGCCTGCGCGCCCTCCTTGTATTCGACATCAGCCAGCTTGGTGATGAAGTCCTCGCGCCGATGCGGGTGCAGGTGCAGCACCCAGGGCGTGTGCCATTCTGATTTTCCGGCCGCGATCTCTGCCTCTGGGCGTCTCCGGCGGCGCTGCTCCAAGCGGAGCGTGCCGTTGAGCACATTAATCGCCATCCGCTCCCGGTCGAAATCGCCGACCTGCGCGACAATCGCGTTCATGCTCTTGGCCAGCGCGCCGGCTGCCGCGATCTTGCCCGCAGCCTCGGAACTACGCGCCCACTCGGCCAGCTTGTCGGAATACATCACTGGCACGTTGCGCTTCACATCGATCACGAAATCGAGCTTGCCCGCGTGCTCGCGCTCGAAGGCGGCCAGCGCCTCGCCGGTCAGGTACGGCGGCGGATCGGGCCGCTCGCCACTGGCGCGCACCAGCTTGGCCTCGTTCTTGATGGCCCGCATCGTCGAGAAGATCGCCTGCATCACCTCGGGTGGCAGAGCGCGCGGCTCCTCGCCCAGCAGCAGCCAGCGCCGCCCGTCCCAGCGGAACCACCCGAATTCCGCGCAGAAGCGGAAGTCGTTGCCGAACCGATGAACGAACCGCTCGGCGTTGCCCAGATCGGTCATCGGAAACTTGGCGCAGATGCGATCGAGGGCCTCGTCAGCTGCCGGACGCAGCACAACGACCTTGCCGCCTCCACCCGGAGAACCGCTTTCCATACCTTCACCGGAGGGGCGCGGGGAGGGCAGGCCAGCGCCCGCGGAATCGTCAGATGCGGACGCCATCAGCGGTCACCCGCATCATGCCAGGCAAGCTTCGCCACCACGGGCCGCGCACCGGACGCGCCCTTTGTCAGAGCCTTCAATTTCGGATCCCCCGTCACCGGCGCAGATGCGCCCAAACCTCTTGCTTCCACCGTCCCGCGGTAAAGCTGGAACACCGCCTCACCCGCGCGCATCGCGTCGGGCCCGTGCTTCATCACCTGCTCGATCCAGCGGACGACGCGGGTCAGGCCCGGCTTGTCGAAGCCCTCGGCCTCTGCCAGCGCCTTGCGGCCCTTCTCCATGCCCCGCAGCCCCGCGATCTCGGCGCGGATATCCAGCAACACGCGGACATGATCGACCAGCGCCTCGGCGCGGGTCTGATCGGTGATCCCCTCGACCTGATCGGCCAGAATGGCGATCGCCAGCTCGCGCGAGGCGGTGTCGGGATCGACCGCAGGATCGGGGCCGTCACCAAATAGCGCCGCCTCGTAAGCCTCGACCAGCTGGTCAGCCTCGGCGCGCACATCGGGCGCCACAGCGCGCCGCGCGATCACCATCCGGATCACCCGCGGATCGTACCCGACCGCCTTGGCCTCGAGATAGATATCCTTGCGGTCCTGCTGAAGCGCCTCGATCTCCTCGGAAATCCGCTCGATCCGCTCGACCAACAGGCGCAGACGATCATCGCTCACGCTGCCCTCCCGATCCGCTCGGCAAGCGACAGGACCGCACCGGGGCCTTCGACCTTGCGGCGCGTGCCGTTGATGGCGGCCATAATCGCGGCCTCGCAGCCGTCGAGCAGCATGTCGCTGAAATCCGTATTCTTGCCCTCGCGGCGCGGCGGATAGGCAACCTTGCAGCCGTGCGCCGCCGCCACCGCCTCAGCCTTCTCGATGCCAGGGTTGTGATAAGGCTGGCCGCGCTCGACCATCCTTAGCCCGGTCAGGTGGTCATCATCGGCGGCGATCACCCAGTCTGCGCGCGGGAAGGCGCAGGTCCATTCGGCCACCACCGGATCAAGGTTCGCGGTGTTGAACGCCACTATCACCGGGCGATTGCCGCAAAGGGCCTGCGAAATCGCGTCGCCAGTCGCAAAGCCCTCGGCAAACACGCCGCGCGCGAAGCCCGGCTGCATCCCGATCTTGGCGCACAGGCCAAGGATGCGCCCGCCGGGCAGGAACCGCTTTGCCCCGTCAGGGAAGATGCGCTGGAGGTTCCAGAGCTGGCCGTGGATGTCCTTCATCGGCACCAGCAGGGCATCGCCCTCCTGCTTCAATCCGCCGACCCGCAGACGCTTTTTCACAGCATAGGGATGATCGGCCGAAGCCGAAGCCGCCGCGCGCCACATCCTGACCGCTTCCCCGCGCGCATCGTACTGCGCCTTGGCGAGGGCCTGAGCGCGCCGCAGCTCCTCCTCGCGCCACTCGGCGCGGCGGCGTGCCAGCTCGGCCTCGGAAATCGGCGGGCCTTTGCGGTCGGCCTGCCATTTGATCGTACCGGTGTTCTGCTTGTGATTGCCGAACACCCCGCCAGCGCGGCCATCGCTGCCATCGGCCGGGAAAAACAGCGCCCAGCCATTGCGCTTGCGCCCGTCGCCCTCGCACCGGAACCGCACCACCTTGCCGCCCATCAGCTTGCTGGCGATCGATTCCTTCGGATCAACCCCCGAAGCGCGCATCGCGGCGATGAAATCATCAACGTCGCTCACGCCGCCAGCCTTTCGCGCGGCACCGGCCCCTTGGCCTTGCACAGACGGGCCTGACAGCGATCCGCCTCGCGAGCGGTGGCCGATCGGTCGCACTGGCCGCAATAGCGGCGCGCCGGATCGAATGCCGCCTCGAATTCGTCGTCGCTCTGGGCGCGTGCCTCGGTTTCGGCGCTGGCCGCGCGCTCGCGTCTCTCTGCCATACTGTGCGCGGCCGCCAGGCGAGCAAGCTCGCCCTGCCGCTGCAACTCGCGCCACAGCACCACATGCGCGTCCTGCTGGCGCACATCGCTCCGGCCGGAGAACATCGCGACCAGACCGGCGATCCGGTCGGCCATCTCGGGCTCTCGCCGCATGCGCTCTTCTGTCACCCGGACCGCGTGAATAACCGTCGTGTGATCAATGCCGCCCAGCATCTGGCCGATGCATGGATAAGACAGTTTCGGGCGGACCCGGCGCAACACAAACGCCGTCGCCTGACGTGCGTGGGCGATCTCACGATAGCGCGAGCGGCTTGTCACCAGCGCATCGCTGATCCCGAAAGCCGCTCCACAAGCCTTCCGGATGCGGATCAGATCGCTGGAGGGCTCCCAGCCCTCGGAACGGACCGAGGTGCGCGCCTGCAGAACCTGCCAGCGCCGCGTAACTGCGTTCCGGCTATGGCCAAGGATCTTTGCGATATCGGCAAAGGGCACCCCTTGCGCACGCAACTGGAGCAGCCTGTCGTCCTTCACGGACCAATTGATGCGATCTCGGGACATCAAGCCGCCTCCGACGCATCCAGAAAGCCCGTCTCGGCCAGCGTCGCGCCGCGGATCGGCCACGGCCCAGCGTAGGGGCGGGGACGGTAAGCGACCTCCTCCGCAAAACCCGCCGCCAGTTCCTTCGCCAGATCAAAGGCCCGCAGCGCCGCGCCCAGTTCGGCGAGCAGCTGCTCAGCCTCGGCGCGGGTAAGGATGCTGCCCGGCTCCTTCACCCCGACACGCTGTTCCTTGAGGAACACCGCCTGCCCCTCGATCCCGAGCCGGGGATCCCCATTCGGCATCGCCACGGCATAGAAGCGGCGCGGATTGCCCGGCCACGGCAGATAGGGGTCCTGTCCCTTCGCCATCGTCATGCTCTCCGTTCTGTGTTGCGTGCGATCGGCGTGGCAGTGGCCTTGCCCGCGTGCTTGCCGGTCAGGATAGTCACTTGCGGTCCGTGCTGTGCGCCGCGCGGGGCGGGGGTGATCGCGATCTTCCCCTCGGCCTCAAGCCGCTGCATCAGCCAGCGCACCCGCTGTCGGGCCCGCTCGGTCTGCTGGCCGGTCACCTTGCGAGCCAGATCGGTGCGCGAAGGGCAGGGCAGACACCCCGCCGCCGCCTCGACCAGAGCGCGGTGCAGCGCGATCAGCTGCTGCGCTGCAAGATCGGGCCGCACTTCGCGGGCGCGAGCGCTGGTGGTGTCACACCGCTCGATCAGGAACTGCCAGCGCCGCCGGTCGAGCGGATCGCGTCGCTGGAAGGTGCGAACCTCGCCCGCGTCCGCCCATTCGCGCACCAGCACCACGCCAGCCTCGTTGCGGGGCAACTCGATGCCGCTGGCATAGATCGCCCGTTCGCGCGGCGCGGCGGTGTCAAACCATCCGCGAAGATCAGCCACCGGCACCACTAGCGCCAGCGCGATCGAGAATGTCTCGGTGCTCTGCAGCACAGCCGCTGTCCCCCGCTCCATGGCGTCAGAGCCCCTTCACCGCTTGAAGTCGCGGCTCTTCCTCGATCACCAGCGCGCGCAGCTGGACCAGGGCGGCCAGTGCCTCGTCGATCCGCTGGGCAATCGCGCCCTCCTCGCGCGCATCGATCGCGCCATCAGACAGGGCATCCACCACCGCGCTGGCGATCGCGCCGAACCGGGCGGTGGCAGTCGAAAGCTGGATGGTCAGCCGCTCGGCATCGCCGAAACCCTCGGGCAGGCAGAAGGCGACATGACCCAGCATCCGCGCCTGCGCCTGCAGGATTTCCGCCCGCCCACCATTGGCCATCGCCAGCTCATCAAGCTGGATGCGGATATCGCGGCCTGGCAGATCGGCATCGTTGAGATTGTTCCACCGCCCGACATGCGTCTTCGAATAGCCAAGCGATGCGGCCACCGCCTCGATCCCGCCAGCGGCATGGATCGCCCGGCGCACCGCCAGCTTCCAGACCCCGCGCGCCATCACGCGGCCTCCGATGCATCAAATGGACGGGAATTGTCCGCGCTGTTTCCCGGCGACAGAGCAGGCGAAGGCGGAGTAACCCCCACAACATGAGCCAGATCGACAGCCTCTTGCGGAACCGCGCCCTCGGGCCAGTTGGCCGGATCGGAGAGGTAAGACGCAAATTTTTCGAGCGTGGCGGTGGTCACACTTGCGCCGGGCTGGGAGATGCGCGGCAGGACGCCAGCGTCATTGACTACGACGCGACCAATCCGCCCGGGGGCGGCGCAATGGGCTTCGGTCCAAAGCTGCGCGCATCGCTGCAGCCGCTCAATCAGGGTTGGTGTGGTCGGTTCCATAGCGCAAGCTTATCATGGAAAAATCCATGATTGGTCAAGTGGAAACTTCCACAATATTTTTCCCGCCTGCGTTGTGGGAAAATCCACATATGGACAAGGCAGCCTTACGCGAGCGCATCCAGGCGCGGTTGGCCGCGACTGGCAAGAGCGCGCATGCCGTGAGCCTCGAGATCGGGGCTGGGCAGGGCTACGTTCGCGACCTGCTTGATCCGGCCAAGGGTGGTTATCCTCGCGCCGACAAGCTCAATGCACTCGCGCCGACAAGCTCAATGCACTCGCGCGCGCTCTCGGAACCACCACGGACTTTCTGACCGGCGTCAGCGCCAACCCCGATCAGGTCCAAAGCGATGTGTCGATCGCCGACCACCGCATCGACTGGCGTGGCCCGCAGCCTGATCTGCCACCCATCCCGCTGGTCGGAACAGGTGATTGCGCCACCATCCAGTTCGAGGATGAAACTGGCCAGATGCTCGATGTCGAGCGATGCAGCTTTGATTGCGATCACACCGTGCGGATGATCGCCCGCCCGCCAGCGCTCCAGGGCGCGCGGGATCTATATGCTATCTACTTCCATGGTGAGAGCATGATGCCCCGCTTTGAACCGGGGGAGGTCGGGATCGTCGATCCCGCCCGTCCCGCCGGGCCCGGGGATTACGTGCTGGTCCAACTCAACAATGGTGAGGAAGACCACGTCACAAGCGTGCTGGTGAAGCGTCTGGTGCGCGCGAACGCGCGCGAGCTGGTGCTCGAACAGTTCAATCCGCCCGCAACCTTCACGGTCCCTCGCGCCCGCGTGGCCCGCGTGCATCGGATCCTGCCGCAGACCGATCTGCTGTTCGGTTAGCTCACCCCATCACCGACAGCATGAACGCGAGCAGTCCGAGGATAATCAGGGCTATGCATCCGTAGGCCACTTTGCCCACCTGATCAGCAACCACTTCGCTGTTGTCTTGCGCTTCTCTGCCCTGCGCCCCTTTTTCGGAAAGCGTCACATCGAGCGACACTCCGAAATTGCCAGTGGTCTCCTCCCGCCCAACGAAGCCAACCGTCGCTGTCACCGTCTTACCTTGGTCGATAATTGCGCTGGTGAGCCAGGATCCCCGGGGAAGATAGCCAATCGTCTGGCCACGGTGGTTGTCTACCCTGATGGCGCGATCATCATACGGATTGTCTGGCTCATGCACCAACGAGGCTCGCGTTCCCTCCAGCTTCTCGGTGATCGCTTTTTGGTAGTTTGACTCTCCGACAATGCCCACTGAATAGCTCTTGCCCATCGCAACCCCCTGAAAAGTATAAGACAGTTTCGGGGAATTGGTGCGCGCAGGCAAGGTGCATGGAAAAATCCATGATAATCCCTTGACCGTGGAATAATCCATGATGTATTCCGCCTTCATCACGAAGGAGGAAACCATGACGCATTCCCCCAGCATCCGCGCCATCGCGCTTGATGAATTCAACGCCCGCCGTGCAGCATGGCGCAAGGCTGCGCGCGATGGCGCTGCCGATTGGCCGGGTGACGCGGCAAACGAGAACGCGAACCTCTGGCTTGCCATTGCGCTGGCCGCTGGTGTCGGCCGCGATCTGCCGGCCGAGGTGTGTCGCGCGATCGAGATCCGCGCGCTCTACCCTTACGACAAGCTCTTTCTGCCTCGCGCCGATCACATCGCGCACGATCACGCATGGAAGGGCGAACTTGCCCGCGCCCGCGATGTCGCCCGCAACAAGGCCGAAGGCAGCACCGACCAGCGCCTGATCCAGCGCGCGCTCGATCTCACCCTGCTGGCCGAGGCCCTCGGCGCACCGCCGGTGACCAGCATCGCCAGCTTCGAGGCGAGGGAAGCGGCATGAGCGAGGCGATGCACACGCCGGGGCCTTGGGCTTGGTTTGGCAATGCCGGATCGAACAGCCTTTACCTTGCTACCACACACAGCGGGCGGCGCTATGTCATGCGCTTTAAGCGTTGGGGGATGGCTGGAGCACAGCCTCAGTTTCAGCCCGATGGGCGGGGGCTGGTCGATGCTAGCGAACTGCTTGAATTCGAAGTTGGCAATCGAGACGTTCGCGGGGTCACGCAGGCCAAGGCCGACACTAGCGTTTACCGGCTTGATGTGACCGGGATTGATTGTGCAGACGCCCGCCTGATCGCAGCCGCGCCGGAACTACTCGCTGAACTGGAAAAGGCCGAGGACTTCATGTCCGGCTTTGAGGGCTGCGAGCTGCAAGACGGTATCGACGAGCAGCTCGCCAGCATTCGCGCAGCCATCGCAAAGGCGAAAGGCGGTGCATCGTGAGCACCGACAACACCCGCCGCATCGCGTGGGCCGGGCTCGGCCTGTTCACCGTCCTGTTCTGGACGCTGGCGATCATCGGCGCCCGCACCGTGCTGGCCGATGCACCGCGCCTGTCGGTCTGGGCCGCGCTCGAAAGGCCCCTGCCATGCACACGCTGATCGCCTTCACCCGCGCCACCTGGCGCGAAGGCCTGCCCATGCTCGCCATTGCGCCGACGCTCTGGCTGGCCGCCCTTCTTTCGGAGAGCCTGCGATGAAACCCGGAGAACGCATCCACCCGCGCCCCGTCATGAACGACGCCCAGCGCCTGCACTACTACGGCCGCCTGCGCCCGATGCACCAGCCCAGCTGGTGGCAGCGCCTGCTCGCATGGGTGCGGCAATGAGCCTCGATCCAGCCAGCCACAACGCCGCGATTAAGCCCGCTCTGATGGCAATCGTCGAGGGCGCAACAACCGAGGCCGAACAGTGGGTGCTGCTTGAGAGCCTGTGCTTCGGCATCGGCATCCTACATGGCCGCGCTCCGCGCCAAATCGCCGAGTTTATCGAGACGATGGCAGAGCGGATCGCCACAGGCCAACGGGCGCTAAGGGGGGCGGACTGATGGACAACGATGATCTGTGCGACGACTTCGAAGCCGCATACCGCATCGGCAGCAAGATCATCGAAGCGGCCGGAAGGGTCGCCGAGATGCACAAGATTGTGCCGGGCAGTCGCGCGACATGGGGCTTCACACTTGACGGGGTCAGGTTCGAAACCGTCATCGCAGTCGGGGAGCGCAGCGATGGGTAACGCCAAGTGCACTCCCGCCCGCCGCCAAAAGCTCGAGGCCGGGCTCGCGATCATCCGCGCGGTGAACGACGCCGACGCCTGGGACACGCGCACCGCCGCAACTCGCGATGCGCTGATCAGCGCAGGCGCGTCCTTTGTCGACGGCAACACCAACACGATCCGCCTCGGCGGGGTCACCGCCAGCTGCACCTACGACAAGGGCGAACACCTGCTCCTGCGCTGGGCCGCCAACGCGCGCAAGGCCCTCGCTGAGGCCGACCATTCAGAGGATGACCTCGATATGGCCGAGGAGGAAGAATGATGCCCCATGTTTCCCTCGAACGCTGGGGCGGCCCCTCGGACGATTGCCAACGCTGGTTTGAAGGCTGGTCGCTCGCGATCGAATGGCTGGGTCTAATGCTCGAGCTCAACCTCGGAAGGATCGAACGCCATGGCTGACCGCAAGCGTGACTGGCGTGGCCGTTTGATCCGCAAGATGGGACCGCAGCAGACTGGATGGCTGATCTGGTCGAAGAAGTGGGGCTGCTGGCATCGCCGCGGCTCGACCGGCGGCGCGTGCGGTTACACTCAAGACATCCGGGCTGCAGGCATTTTCCCTCGCGAGAAAGCTGCACAGTATCATGATGGCTACCACAACGAAGCGATCCACCTCTCGACAAAGATCGCAATCATCAGAGAGGAAATCGGGCGAGCGCGCGCCGAAGTTCGGACGCTCGAAGCGATGCTGGAGGTGGCCGCCCAATGACCGCCCAGCTCGACCTCATCGCCACCGCCGAGCGCGATCAGCCGCCGCAGCACTTCGGCGACAAAGGCAAGCGCGCGTGGTTCTGGCAGGATGGCAGCTGGCAGGTTGGCACCGCTTGGGAGATTAACCAGCAAGGCCGCGTCCTCGGCATGTGCCGCGATTACGGCGTTTGGGGCGTGCCCTATCCCGGATCGATGCCGCTGCAGACGCATGGCAGCTGGCCGCAGCGCGAGGTGCGCTTCAAGCGGCCTACCAGCCAATACGAGGGACCGCGCCAATGACCTCCGGCTGCCCCACGCTTGACGAAGCCCGTCCTCCGGCCGATTGGTGCGAGCTGCTTGGCGCGCGCGGCATCGTCATTTCGGAGCGCACCCTGCGCGAGCGCGCCAACCGCCTCGGCCAGCGGATCAAGATCGGCCGCGCGATGCTGATCACGCCCGCCCAGATGGAGG